ATGGTATCAAGTCTTATGCGACCACCAAAATAACTTTCAAATACCTTAGCGGCTTGTTTTGTTGGGCTTGCGGCCAGTTCTTGCAGTTTCATTGTCTAATCCTCGTTGTTGATAATATTTAGCCTGATTGACACATTTGGCCAATTGAAGTTCTAGTTGTTTTTTCAGTATTATCTTGCCTTCTAGTTTGATTTCAATATCTTCTCTAAACTGTGGCTGGGTGCTACGATCGCCTACTGCGGCCCTTACAGCTATGTCGTTAGTGATATGTCCTAATTTTTGATCCAGCGTCTGAAGATCACGTGCCAATGCATATGACTTGTGTTTATCAGCAATACACCAACTTAGTGCAGTGCGAGTGCTAGTAAATACGCCAACATCGGTTGCTGAACAAAATACTCTATATCCGCCCAACTCAGGTCGAATGGTGTAACGGTTAAATAATTCATATTCGCCGTCGTCGTTTTGCCACATAATTTTATCAGCTAGGCCAGCAAACTCGTAACGGAAAGCACGTTCAAATTCTTTTTCTATATTCATTTAATAACATAATGGCTGATCAGGTAAATTACTGATCCGCCTAAAAATCCAATAATACCTACACCCCAGCCAATTAATCTGTCGGTGTTTTTTTCACTTAATTTGCTTACGCTAGATTTAACTTCTTGTACTAGCTCACAAAGATGTGCAATATTTGCGGTCATGACCGACATCTTGTCCTCTAACGCATTGTAGCGTTCGGCACACAGTTCTACGTGTGCTTCTAGACTTTTCTTTTCAATTTCAGTGGTTCCGCTCATCATTTTCTCCAGATCACTTATTTACCGTGATAGCACTGAACCATATGTTTTGTTCATGCCCACTTGTGATAACGAAAGGTGCTAGATCTCTATGATTGTCTAGATCTACCAGCATGGGCACACCTTCGGCGTCACTATACAATACAGCTACAGGGTCATCATCAGTTCCATATACTCCGGGAGTTTCTGTTTCAAATTCAAAATGCCATGTGGATCCCTCACGTTGTGGTACAGATGATTCTGAAATCTGTGTTCGCATGCTAATGATCTGCTGTACCGTTTCCCAGTTGCGTTGTTGATTTCTAGATCTATTCCAGTTGGCAATATCTTCAATTGTGTTGCCGGCACGATCCTCAAAAGGAACTCGCGACAATTTAAAGTGTCCTGTAACACCCGTGGCAGTAATATCAAACCCAGTGGTGCAGGAAAATTTCATTTATGGTGCTTATATAACTGATACAACACCCACACACGATCTAAAGCCGCTTGTAGTTCTACATTTTCCCTACTGGCTATTAAGATTTCTTTCCAGGCAATCCATCGTTCTAGTAATTCATCAACTACAACATCATTATCCATTATGTGTGTATTTACGGCCAAAGAAAAACCCCAGGTTTTTAATCTAGGGTCTTTCAACGACGAAAGTCGTGATTACGATATTACGCTACAAGATTACCGTTATAGAATTGACCTTGAGTGATGAAGGTTCCTTGTGCAAACACGTTGGCAGTTGGAATACCAATGTTTAAACCACCACTTGCGTTGGCTGTTTGAGCAGCAGCAACCAAAGTTGTAGTTGTGTAAGCACCAACTGGATACAATGCCACAACAATGTTTGCGTTTTGTGCACCGCTACCAACTTGATACATTGCTACTGTGGATGTTTGCTGAACAGCTTGTAGAACGTTACTAATGTATCCACCTGCATTACCAACTGTGCCAGTTAAGGCTGTGTTAGCTACCAAAGTAAAAAAATCTAATTTAGGACCTTGGAAGTTAGTAACTGCAGCGTTAGCTAAGTTACCAGATTGTGAAGGCGTACCATTGAGTACGTCTGTTGCGAATACCGGTTGTGCGCCACCGGAAACTACGGTTATATATGCCATTTTAAATCTCCTTTATATGTGGACTCAGAGGTCCTACTATTATTTATGATCTGGTGCAAAAATCAGAGATTTGGGTTGTTTCTTGCTCGATTAGACGCAGTGAATCCACCGGCCATACGGTTTACAGCTTTGCCCATACCGGCCGGAGTGGCCATGACCCAGCCTTCTTGTCCTGGATGCTGTAGATCTAGTTGTTGTAATACGTCCATCTTGATGTCGTGCAACCGGCTCCAGGCTTCAAAGGCCTTTTCTATCGCAGTGGTATTGCTGCGCGGACTGGTCAGGTATTCAAAGATGTTGGCATATTTGTTTGGTGTTTGTGTGGCCTGCAACCAATCACCAAAGCCGTCCACTAGATTGTCAAAATTGGTGCCCACTCTGCTGTTGATATAATCAATGCAGAGCGCAGGTAAATTGGTGATTTTCATGGCTTTTAGGTCGGCCGGATTGAACAGCTGATCTATCGCGGCTCCGTTGGTTTTGTAAAGTGCTGTAAGTGCCTTTACTGCCGCAGAGTCGGGTCGCACATTTGCTTTGGCATACACTGGTTCTAACAGTAGCAGACCCTCAACTGGATTAAAGTCAAAATTGCCGATGGGTTGTTTTGGTGCACCAGGCTCAGCATATCGGGTATGCATGGCTATACCCACTTGGCTGGCACCAATACGTTTGCCTACATCACTGTCAGCTGGTATTCGGTATTCTATTTCGTTGGGTTGAAATACATAAAGGCCGGTCACCAATGGTGGAGTTCGGGTGTATAACAGATCACCTTGGAAAAATCCCCGATAATCCTGAGGCACTGCGGCATCCAACAAGGGCCATAGTTCCTGGTATATGGGATATAGTTCTTTGATTCGTGTGGCCCGTAGGCCTTTGGCTTGAGCATCGGCATCTCTAGCGGCCAGAAGGTCGTAGACCTGTCTTGGACTGGTAAACAGACCATTGTAACCCTTGGCCCCAAATCCAGCAACATCAGTTAAAATAAAAGTTCCCGAAGAATCACGGCCAAATACCAAGGCCGGTTTGCCGTCCCATTTGACCGTGGTGGTGGATTTGGTGTCAGCGGCTGTGTGTCGAACAATGTCCATGGCCCGTTTGATGCCGGCACTGCCGTTACGGAACACATAGTCTTCCAGATGTTCAAGACCCTTGGCACGACCACCTTGCACTTCGCTTTCAATCAATTTCTGCATGCCTTGGTTCACGATTCTGTCACGCAGGCGTGCCAAGAAGTTTACTTCGTTGTATTCAATATAGGGATTGGCATCCACGTTTTCCATGAACGGAATGCCTTCACGTTTCATGTGTTCTCTAAAGTCGGCCAATTTTTGATCGCGTTTGGGATCCTTCTCCAAGGCTTTTAGTATGGTTTCCACATTGCGCAGGTCAGCACGAGTGGCACGCGGATTCAACAGCACCTTGGCTGTTTTGTCTGGATCATCGGTGATCAGTTGATTGGTAGTTCTATCAGCAATACCGTCATTTTGATTCAGTTTATAGCCCATGCTTTTGGCTATGCTATTCATCATGACATTGCGCTCACGACCTTTGTATTGGCTACCTGATCCGCCGCTGAGTACAAATCGACCCCAGTGTGGTTTTGGTAAAAAAGTAAAGTCGGTCTGTACATGGCCCAAGTCAGGACGTCCTGCGATTGGTGTCTTGAAATGCACGATACTGCCAGTCTTTTTGACGTAGTCTTGTGGTTTAAAATTGTGGCTGACACACCATTCGGCCAATCGAGTTTGCAGAGCTTCTTTGGTAGTGTCACTGGAATCAAGATCTAGATCACCCGATGTGGGTTTCTTGCCCGTGGTTCCTAGCCATTTTTCTGGATAGCCTTCAGGGTGTTGCGAATCGGCTGTGTCAGGATCCAGTTCGCCATGCAGGTCTAACCCGGTCAACTGCTCCAGCCAGACCACAGTGGGTTCGACATCGGCCTGATTGATACGCTGTGTGAGCGCACGACCGTCAGCATCCTTGAATACGTTGCCACCTTCGAATAGATTCATTAGCCACCCCGAATCTGTTGTATCAGACTGTCGTAAAATTCGTTACCTGTTGGTCTCGGTGCAGGACCTCCTGCTTTGCCTGCCGTCTTTCTTAAGAAATAGAGTTGATTATCGGTAAGTCCAGTATCTACATTTCCTTGACCGGGTGTTGCTGGACGATTTGTTGGCATATTTGATTGAGCCTGAGGGTCGTTGGCTTGAACCACATGGTTGGCTGCTGTAACCAGGACCAGGATATTTTTTAGAGCCGTTTGCTGGGCAGTTTCATTTCCATCTTGATTGACCATATCATCCAATTCTTTTTTAATCCGCTGGCTGACACCTGCTAAACCTTCAAGTCCTGAATTTTCAGCTTTTACGATAGCCTCCAGACTTGTTGTTTTTAGTTTGCTGTTAATCCAGGACTTTATGGTTTTACGCAAATCCTGCTTTGGGTCAGATGCGCCCGGAGGTGGGGGTGGCTGGAATCTGGGATCGCCCATCTTGGCCAATATTGCTGCTTGAGCAGGATCCTTTGGATCAAGCGTGACAGCCTCGTCGATACTGGCAGTAGGAGTCTTGGCTTTTTTATCTGCGGCTATTTTGTCTGCGGCTGGCGTCCATTGTGCCACAATACCGTTGATCCATTGCTGGGCTTCTGTATTGGCTTTGAGTTTGGCCATGGCCTGATCTAGTGTGACTGATTTTGCTTGTTTTTGTTGGGCTTGCAGTTTGCCGGCTGCTGTGGCTGCCGTTCGAGCATATTCACTTTGATCGGCTTGTTGCTGTGCAAGGCCAGGCGAAAACTTGCCATCTTTGGTAAAGCCCAGCGCCTGCTTTGGATTCCTGATAGCTGATCCTATTTGTCCTAACAACCCATCTTGCCCAAACATTTCTACTTCGTCTAACTTGGATTTACGAGGTTGTGTTAATTCATGAATTTGCATCTGTTTTCCTTACTGTTCTGGTAAATTTAGCAGGATCTCTTAGCCGGATGGCATTGATTAATTTGCGTTGTAAATTATCAGCTTGTTCTGCCGTGTAACTGCTGTCTATTTGTTCCAGCAGGCGTATGGCACTGGCAATGATGTTTGCGGCGCGGTTTTCGATCACATGACGTTGATCACGCTCGGCGTATAGTGTTTCTAATTCTTCTAGAATACTGCGTGTTTTCTTTTGCATATGGGCCAGGACCTTTTTAATATTTACCAGAATCTAGAATAAAGGTTTACTAATTCTGGGAATACTTTTGCAAAAGATTCATTTCTTAACGCATCAAATTTCTTTATTTCTGCCAGCATATTTTGTATTGCTGTAGGGTTTTCTTTCCAGTCAACTGGTATCAAGTTTTTGTAGGGCGATTGGTTAACTGCATCTACATACTCTTGACACATGTTTTGTAGATTAAAAATCCCATAAACCAGATGCTTGGTATGATTAACAACATCGCCTTCTCTATTTGTTGTGAAGTTTGTATTGACCCATTCTTTGAGTTCATTTGCATACAGTAGATTAAAGATACTAACCGTTTCCTCTACCACAAACATTACATTTCCGGGCAAACTAGCTCGTAAATTTAATATGTTATCAGACGCTTGATTCCAATTTGCCGGCCACCTTTGATAATCAAATCTATCGCCTACACCGTCTAAACTTATGTGTAACTTTACCAAATGAAATTTTTCAATTATATCAAAGTTTTTAGGCAGAATGGGTTGAGTTCCATTGGTTTGAAAACACAAGGTCAGTTGTTGCTTGGCATTAGGAACATTGTTGCCTAGCCATTCTGCTACATCCCAATATGCTTGACCCAGCAGCGTTTCGCCACCGCAAAATACCAATTGACGTAAATTGCTGAGATCAAGTCGAGACAATGCGCCAATGACTTCGTTTTTCTGTCGTGGCGCTGATATGGATTGGTTCCATAATTTATTTTCTTTAAGATGTCGTTGCCAATAAGTGCTGATATTAGGACCACAAATACGACAAGCTAAATTACAGCTGATATCAAACATAAGATCAATACGGGCTGGCCCAGATAAATCGGTCTGTCCAATGATATGTAATCCTTGATTCATACCAGTTCTGAAACTGATTTCGTTTGATGCTTCTAATCTTTCACAGTTTGAACAACCAGAATCCCATACGTTTTTTCTATTAGTTTCTCTGAGAGTTTCTAATTTTTTATTTTGCCAAAAATCATGATCAAGCTCAACACTAAAACTATCGCCACGTAAACAACAATGTTTTACTGCCACTTGATTGTTGACATCAGTTGCCTTAAAGTCTAAATTCAACCCACCATGTATCATCGAGCAATAAAGGTCTGTCATGATTGTTTGATTTGTCCTAACAACTGTTTTAGTTTGGCACTATGCACGTCGGCTGTGATCTTGCCAACCTCACCAGTGTCTTGATCTACAGTTTCTGTTGAGGTAACTCGGCTTTGTGCCTTGATGCTTTCATAGATATTGGGCTTCTTGAATCCACTGCCAGCCGATTCGTCTTCGCCAGGATCTGTAATTCTCATGGTTTCGATGTTGTAGTCTAAATCAATCTTCATGCCTACACCAGTACTCGACCTCGATTTCATACACTGTATTTGATATTTTCCACGCTCTTTCATGGCACTGCTGGTAAAGATACCAAACACATAGTCTGCAGTATTGATTTTAATGATACCACCTGATATGTGACTGTGATCAAATTCAACTT